TGCTGCCCATCTGGTTGCTATCAAAGATGATAGTTATCGTTTCCCTGGTGTTTTAAGTATTTGATGGATAGTTTTCCTTATGATCATATTGTTATTGATAACTTCTTTCCGATAGATAAAGCAAGAAAACTATCCCAAGAGTTTCCTGAGTATGATAGTGATCTCTGGTATCAGTATAAGAATCCATTAGAGAATAAAAAATCTAGTAACAACTGGTGGGATTTTCCTCCAGAAACTTACAAGACTTTTTGTTTTTTGAACTCTTGTGAGTTCTTGAATATCTTACGTGAGAAGACTGGTATACAGAAATTGTATCCTGATATTGGTCTTCATGGAGGTGGATGGCACGTTCATGGTCGCGGTGGTAAGTTGAACATCCACTTGGATTATTCTATTCACCCAAAGTCAGGTCTTCAAAGGAAACTAAATCTTATTGTATATCTAACTGAAGGATGGAAAAGTGACTGGGGAGGTGGTCTTGAGTTGTGGTCACATAATTCAGATAACAAATTGCCTTTGAGGCGAGAGAAGACTATTCATAATGTCTTCAATCGTGCTATACTATTTGATACCACGCAAAATTCTTGGCACGGTCTTCCTCAACCTTTATCTTGCCCTGAGGGAGTGTATAGAAAAAGTCTGGCAGTCTATTACATGACTGATCCACCAGACCAAGTAGACCCCAGACAAAGAGCACTTTATGCTCCGACTGAAGAACAAATTAATGATAAAGAAGTTCTAGATTTTATACAACAGAGAGTATTATGGAAAGGAAAACCAAAATTGTAATGATCACGATGTTCAAGAACGAATCCAAAGTGATTCGTAGGATGCTTGAATCGTGTTATGAATATATTGATTATTGGGTTGTTCAGGATAATGGATCTACTGATGGCACAGATCAAATTGTCAAGGACTTCTTTGAAGAGAAAGGTATTCCAGGACATTATTATCAATGTGAAGAAGGTTGGGTGGGTTTTGGTTGGAACCGAGATCATCTTTTACAGACTTGTTTGAACCACGATCATGGATGTGATTGGATTCTCAAGATGGATTGTGATGAGTATCTTGAAGTTGATGATGACTTTGATTGGTCACTGATTGCTGATACTAACATTCAGTCATTTCATATCACGGCAGAAAATCCTGGATGCACTTACTATCGTGCTTGGATGTGGAACGCACGTCTTCCATGGCACTTCAAACATGATGTAGCACATGAATGTATTGTTTGTGATATTGAAGGAATTGGTGAAGATTTCCAGCGTGTTAATCTTCCGAGGGGTCTTCGTCAAATGGGAACTTGGGATGGTGAAAGTTATGCTACACCCACAAAATATATTAGTGACTCACTAAAACTGGAGGAACAGCATATTCGTGAGGGGACATTACTTACTGATACATATCACTTCTGGTATGTTGCCAAGAGTTATTTTGATGCATCATATTCTCCAATATTTCCTTTGGGATATGAGCAACAAAAAGAATATGCTAGAAGAGCAATCTTTTATTTTAAATCTTGGATGAATCACACCATCAACTATGATACTGAAGGATACACTGGTGGTGTAAATGAGATGGCATATTATAGTCTTTACTGTATTGGAGAGATGTATAAATTGATGGGAGAATATGAAAAAGCATTAGAGAATTACATGTTGGCGGAACCCTTTTGTGATATTAGAAATGAACATATTGTAGGGCTTGCAGAATGTTATAGAAAAATTGGTGATTTTGAAAGTATGAGATATCAAACTGAACGTCTTGTGGATCCAGAACGCAAACTTCCATTTCCACAGTGCTATTTCCTGGTCAATAATAGTTTCTATATTGACTCTGGTAATTATGGGAAAGAGTTGTATCAAATTGCTTGTCAAACATCATGAAATACGTTCCAGTAAGCACAATTAACAGACAACCACAGAAGACAGTTTGGGTTGTTGACAACTTCTATGCTGATCCATATGCTGTAAGGGACTATGCTCTACAGCAGGAATTCAAACCTGAAATTCAATATTTTAAAGGTAGTCGTAGTATTGAACAGTTTTTTGTTCCTGGGACCAAGGAAGCATTTGAAAGAATTATGGGTATCAAGATTCGTGAGTGGGAGTCTCATGGAATGTGTGGTAGATTTCAATTCTGTACATCTCAAGACCCTATTGTTTATCATAATGATGGACAGACGTGGGCAGCTATGCTATACTTAAATCCTGATGCTCCATACAGCACAGGAACTTCTTTGTATGCTCATAAAAATGGTGCACGAAGAACAAGTGATCCAAACTTCAACGACCAAATTTACGCTGGCGGATTTTTTGACAGAACTAAATTTGAGTTAGTTGATTCTATTGGTAATGTTTTCAATAGACTCTTCATTTTTGATTCTCAAAACATTCATGCAGCGTCAGAATACTTTGGGCAGACAAAGGAGGACTCTAGACTTTTCCACATATTCTTTTTTGACTGATGAAATTTAAGGTTTACTCAAAAGCAGGATGTCCATACTGTGTTAAAGTAAAAGAGGTTTTGGATAGATTGAATTGTGATTATTCAGTCAACACTCTTGGTCAGGATTATTCACGAGAGGAATTTTATTCTACTTTTGGGGAAGGATCTACTTTCCCACAAATCATATGTGACGATAAAAATTTAGGAGGATGCGTTGACACCATCAAATTCCTCAGAGAACAAAAACTCCTCTGAACTTAGCATAAATAAAACTAAGACCTGTCCCAATCGCGGGGTAGATTTACTACTTAATGGAGGGAAGAAGAGACCAAAATCGTTTCAAATGAAGTTTGAAAAGATTGTTTCCTTCTTCAAGAGGGAAGTAACTATCAATTTTGAATTTTCCTTTAATATAAGGAAGAATAATAGTTCTCCGAGGTAAAACCTATGTTAGCAGTAAGTTTAGTTTTCGGTTCTTTTTTAACCGTGTTGTTTCTGGTAGTGGGACTGATTGGAGGTTGGACTGCTAGAGAATATATGATGAACTATCGGGAAGTACCAAGACCTCACCCCGAGATGTTTGATAATCAAGGAAACTTAATTCCGGATGAGGTGATTGCATTTAATTTTGAAAACTATCATGACTACAATGAAGAAAGAAGTGACGAAGACGAGTCCTAAAAAACCTAGGACCGTAAAGGTGGCATCAATAGATTTACCTAAACAACCACTTGTATTTGAAGTTCTTGATCTAGTAAATAAGCAGAGATCAAAAGCAAAAAAGGTGGAAGTTCTTCAGAAATATGAGGAACTTCACTTGAAAATTGTATTTAAGTGGAACTTTGATGAGACTATTAAAAGCTCACTTCCTCCCGGTGAAGTTCCATACTCCTCTTATGATGAACAAACTTCATCTAGTGGAACTCTTTCCAAGAAGATTGACCTTGAGACTCGTAGAATGTATGAAACTGGATCATTCTCTCTGGGTAATGCTGATCAACAAGGTAGAACTACAATTCGTAGAGAAGCAAAGAATTTTTATCACTTTGTGAAAGGTGGTAATGATTCCATAAATGGTATTCGTCGCGAATCTATGTTTATTAATCTTCTCCAAGGTCTTCATCCTCTTGAGGCAGAGATTGTCTGTCTTTGTAAGGACAAAGATCTTGAGTCTAAATTTAAAATTACAAAGGAAATTGTAGCGGAAGCATTTCCTGATATTCAGTGGGGTTGATATGAGAATTTTATTTGAAAATTGTGATGTTGATAAGGCAGAGGATCGCACTCTGCCTAATAATGCTTTTGTGGTTGAATACAAAGTAGAAGATGTTAGTCAATATGATATCGCATCATCAGGTAAGCAATCAGAAATCTTTGATTATTATTATGATAAATTCAAAAAAGGTTTTGTTACCATGAGACAAACAGAGGGTAGAGCCAATCCAAAACTCTGGGGTGCAAAGGCACCCGAAACCAAAAAGAAAAGGTGATTCCCAAAAAGAGGGAAAAAAATTTCGCCAAATTTTTTGACTCCTAAGGTTTTTTAAACTGTATCGTAAGATACATGAGTACTTGACTATATACTCTATAAGGTATATAATACCTGTACGTTCATCCCACTTCGGTGGGACGCAAGTAAGTCGCGGAACGGAGCGTTCATCCCATGATTGAATTTCTTTTATATTCATCCATCAGTTGTTCTGATGCCGATGCAATCATGCTACGGGCACGGAACCATGAAGATCTTAGCAACCAAGTTAAGATTGAATTGGTAGAAGCCATAAAGGAGTCTACACCTGAGTGTTATTGGGACGCAAACGACTAAAGGAACGGACCTAAAAATCCAATTACTTTAGGAGTACCTACAATGAACACCCTTCAAATCATCAAAAAGCAGATCAACAAAGCATCTGCTGTCC